TTAACTGTTCACGTGTTACACCAGTAGATGTTAGTAACTCTTCCTTTATCTGTTGGGTGTCTTCTAAGTGTTGTCGGAGTAACCCAATGTCAAGGTCAAGCATAGGCTCAGTAAACATACGCAATGTCATATCAATGATACGCATCTCTTGCTTAGGGAATCCTTTAGCCATACGCATAAACAACTTATAGGTTAACTCAACATCGTTAACACAATAGTCACCATACCTACCTAACTCTTCGGGTGTAAAGTCTAGCCTATGTTTACCTTTAGCATCTAGGACTTCTGTCCCTTTAGTGCCGAGATTATATCTTTGAGTAAGAGCATGAAGCGATCCACCAACCTCGACACCATGTAATGCGCGAGCGATACAGAGAGTATCAGCAAGGACGCGAGGACGCACATCAAATATCCAAGCCAGAATAGCACCGTCAAACATAGTGTTATGGCAAAGAAGCATACTGTTTGCCCAATCGAAAGTATCAAGATATTTCTTGATTTGTTCATGTGTACCACTCGCCCATTCAGTTTGTCCATCGTTAACCTTAACACCTACACCGATCACCTCAAACTGAGGATCACGAATGTAGGCTTCCGTTGTAACTTTACGTAGTGAGAAGTCTTTGTCGTAGTACGTCTCAAAGTCTAACGTAATCAGATCCATTACTTAATCCGTTCTATCAGCAGATTGAGATACCATTGAGCCTTTTCTAAATCCTCAAGGGGCTTACTCTTGTATTCATAACGCCACATATATTTCATACAGTTACCCTTGAGATAACCTAGAAATGCGTTAGGACTCATACTAGACTCGATACCCTCAATACATTCTACTCCACCTGTATTGTAATGGTTCGGGTTGTTTACTGGATCATCACCCACCTCATTCAAAAAGTTTTCATACTTATCGATAAGTTCAGGGTGCTTCTCCCTTAATTCATTCCATTCACTTGGGCTTGCATCTACCATGTTATTTCTCCTCATCATCGTCGTTATTGCCGCTAAATATATCGAAAATAGCGTGCCATTTAAGAATGTTGCATACGCATATAACTCCAATCATCAACCATACAAATATATCCATAATGTTCTCCTAAAAGTTTAATACAATATGTTCCACACCACGCGACTTGGCGCGACATAGGTACTCCAACCAGTGAGATGATTGATCCTCACCAGTTTCATCTTCTAAATCCCATACACGCTTACGCTCTTTTCGTATCGCTACGTCTATAGGTTCTAACTCAGCTTTTACTACAGGGCTTGACTCAGGATAAGCCATTTAATCTATACTCCATACTATGTAACGTGTTCTCATTTACAACCATCGCAATGCCACCTGCTTCGGCTATAAGTTTTAATTGATGTTTCTGTAATTCAGTAGGCTTGTTATTACCTGCCTTGACTTCGATGCCAAAGAACCTACCTTTATAGCAACCTACTATGTCAGGCACACCACTCTTGCCGTAACCACCTGTCGCGGGAAAAAAGTAATACGCACCAATGCTTTTTAAGTAGGCAACACACTTCTTCTTGACTTTAGCCTCTGGGGTCATAGCCATGTCATTGCTCCTTGTTCATTAGGTAATATACATTATCATTGCACTTAAAGCCAACTTCTTCTACAAATTCGCCACAATCTAACATACTTAACACACTTATCTTACTTTCTACCTCTTCTGGTACGTCGTTACCATACGTTTGTACGTTGGCGCACGCAAAGTTTTTGTGGTATGGGGTCATACCTTTACCATCGTCTCCAGTGTCACTGTAAGTAGAGGCATTTATAACGTGCGTATCTACAACTACATCGCCTTTATAATCCTTATGTACCCAACAGGCTTTGAACGTCTTGTATGATTCAGCATTGAGTATTGCATCTCTGCCATTGATGAACGCTGTTAGCTTATCATTTATCGGGTCACTAAAACGTATCAACCCCATCTCAGTCACACGTAACATCTCCTGTAATACGTCAGGTGCATTCTTGGTCGGGTGATACTCTCTGAACCCTAAGTCTCTAGTAGCTGTGTCAAACACTCTCGACAACTTGTTGTTGTAATCACCACGCGCCGCCCTTGCTCGCTCAAACGTACAACGCACTACGTCTGATAACTTGTTTGGGCGTAGGTAAGTACGCGCTTTGGACACCGCTTTGTCAATAGACTTAGACGATACAGTGCGGTACTCCCACTTACTATTCATCGGACAGAACCGCCTGTTCTGTATGGTGTGACTCGTTATGTGGTATGTAGGCTCGTGGTTTTGAGAATCACAATACATAGCTAACTCACCCATGTTAACCATACAGTCATCAGTAAACACCGCCACTCGATGTTCGTCATTGTATATGTACCCAACCTTTGCGTCAGGTATGTGTGACAAAGCCAACTTTAAAAAGTTATCCCAAGCGTTCATTACATCTATTGGTGGGGCACTGTCTTTATGATTCTCAGGGTACTGTTGGCACTGCTTAATAGTATACACCCTGTGCCTGTTACCATGCTCGTCTTTGTAAAACATTTGCTCTCTAAACTCAGCCATTTTAACCTTCCTTATATTCTTCATGCTTAGTGCGGAACTTAGCATATTGGTTTGTGTGATTTAGGAACTGACGACGAAACGCTTTGGGGTCATCAGTCATACTTGTTGTTGACGTTTGCCAGTCGTAACTAGCCATGTGTTGAAATATCCAACACACTACGGCTGTACGTCGTGGGTCATCTTCGTCGAGTAACATCTTACGGAACTCTGTACAATCGCTACACGCACTACCTATATCACGTTGTATACGTTGACGTGTTTCCCAGTCTTGTTGTATCGAGTCAATCAGCAATGGTCGCATTACCCAAGCCCATTCGACAAAGTCTTTGCACGCCTGTTGGTATGGTGCTTTGGCTTTCTTGTCGATACGATAACGTGTGACAGGGTGTTTGTGATCGCCATGTACCAATGCCCAAGTTAAATTAGGGTTAGTACCTGCATTGGGGTCGCGTGCAAACTCAAGATACTTACCATCATCGTGCTTGGTGAATACTTGCCCACCCCGCCACCGATTGGTTTGTTCTTTCCAATGCTCGTAGTATTGTTTGTGTACCCACTTAGTCTTTGGTAAGTAGTGCCGTGTGTGGTCGAACTTGACGTATTGTTTACCACTGTTGACAATAAAATCAAACGTGTATGGTAACGCACGCATCAGGAACGAATACCTACTGTTGTGATTCCAAGTGCCACTGCCATTGCGAATGCGTATTTTCTCGATACCAGTGGTTCGGTCACGCGTCCACATAACAGGCGCACGTTTGATTAATTCATCAAGTGGCTCACGCCATATAGGGTCAAGGCCATCAGCAGGTAACGAGTCAAGTAATACATACTTGTTAGCCGATACCTTATGTATATGCTCCCACTTACGCGCACGATCACCAAGTGGTCGTATGTTGTCGCTACCCCTGATGGGTTTGATGTCTTCGTAATGCTTTGCCACGTCGTCAAACGTGTTTAGATGGTAATGATACATTGCCATAGTTGTGTCCTCATGTTGTTGTGTAACAGTGTTACACAGGTTAGCCTTGTAATATTCTTGCCCATGCTTGTGCAAGACGTTCTCTATCTTCTTCGGTTGACTTGTCATAACGTGTTGCCATAGCATCTAACCGAAACCTTACTGCTTCCTCTACCTCTTGGACTGCTACGTCCCACTCCATGCGTCGCTGTACGGCTTCCATGCCCATACTAAATGATTCACTCATTACATATCTCCTGATTTAATGTGTAGCGTTTTGCCACAGTCGGCTGTAGCACCCTTGTTATCTAATATGCACCACAGTGTAGGGCATGACCACGCACCCCAACCACCCCACAGATAACCATCTGTCAGTATGATTGTTGCTTGTGGCTTGATGCTGTGCTTGTCCATGTAACTCGTTACACAGTTAACATTAGTACCCCCACCCCCGGCGGGCTTGGTTGATTGTGTGAGTGTATCTAACTCGTGCATCTCATACTCTTCGGCACGACACACCTCAGTGTCCCAGTACAACACGCGCAACTTCTTGGGCTTGACTGTATCGCATACACACTTGATCTCAGATAGGAACGCCGTCAACTCACGTTGACCGATAGACCCTGACGTATCAATGGCAATCACCAACTCCTCGACTTGCTCGGATATACCACTTGGAAAGTACACGCCTGTGTGTAGTAGTCTGCGATTGGGACGATTGTATGTAGCATAGTCAGACCCATTACAGTGTGTGGTAATAAACTCACGTAGTACCTCACGCCAATCGACCTGTGGCTCGAGTAGATCGGATACTGTACGCTCACCACCACTGCCCATCTTACCTGCTGTGATAGCACCCTGACGTATAGCCTCGTCAATCTCCTTGCCCAATACCTCTTTCTCTTCCTCAGTCATCTCTTGCGCACCGTCCCAGTCATGCTCATCAAACGGCTGTTGCGACGAATGGGACGGCTGTCCACCACCATCTCCTGACTCGTTACCACCAGAGTTACCATCTTGTTGCTGTTGCTGGTAGATGTCGTCAAACACTTTGGGTGTTGCCCAGTCACGATACTTAGTGTCATAACACATACCCTCGATACCCACTACAAACTTATCATGCTTGTGTCTGTCGAGTATCTGTATGTTGATTACATAGTCGCACGCTTTGTTGGCTGTCATAGCACACTTGTCACTCAGATGCTTCCACGTAGTCAGATGCTTGTACATCTTGTGGTAACACTCATGCAACACAACAAAACGTAACTGTGCATCAGTCAGACTGTCAACGAACTCACGACCATAGTATTCGTCACGACCATTGGTACACGCTGTCGGTATGTCATCGCGTACCTCACGATCACCGACCATCAGTACACCTGCCAGAGCAACGTACTCGGGGTGTCCCATGACAGCAATCACTGCTTTGTTCAGCCGTTGTTCGGCTGATAGGTTAGTTGCTACTGCTAACATGACTTACTCCTTATCACTTGCGAACATGTAGTTGTTGTCCATAGCCCACTGTGTGAACTGCTTGTTCTGCATCACCAGTGACCGCTTACCATACGTTGATGGCTTAACACCCATCGCAAACAAGCCCTGCGCCTCGGAACTCAAGCGTTTCATGTATGTAACCCACGCGTCAACCCAATCACGATCAATGGTAGATAATGCACGATAGACGACCATACACACTGCACTAGCACTGTCAGGTACTAACGCGTTACTAGGATCAGTCTTGATGGACT